AGAAGCAGAGAACCACAATATCTTGTTGTGCAAGCGCGCATTATTAGCAAGATATTGTGGTTTCTGGATATTGGTGGAAGTGATGGGAATCTACACAAACGCCCAATATATCTATATTTTGTGTAAATCAGCGTTCACAGAGCACAATATATAGTATTCAAAGACGGTATGTTTTGTTACATAACATTTCGTTAGATTTTCGAGATGATATCCAGTTTGTCCTCTTCGTATAAGTGACCGTAAGTTTTCATTACTTGTTCCACTGTATCGCCAATCAAATCCGCAACCACCATTATATTTGCACCGAGGTGTATCAACATAGAGACAAATGAATGCCGAAGATCGTGTAACCGAATCGGCTCTAATCCAGCCTTTTTGCAGTAGACGAGAAAACGATGCCTCACGGTATTTTCTGCAAATGGAGTCTCTCCACCAAAGAAAAATGGCTTCTGTCCATTATAGCCTTTCAGAATCTCCTGCAACGGCTTGCAAATCGGCGTTGTCGCTTTTTTCTCATTCTTGGTGTTTGTAATTGTATATGGCGTTCCATCATGCGTCTTGCGTGAGTATGTCTTTGTAAAACTGATTCGATCCGGCTTGATGTCCTCATACTGTAAAGCGAGAACCTCACCCTTTCTTCTCCCCGTGTAAAACAGTATACCAAAGAATGCGCGCCATCGCGGATCGTCAATTACGGACAAAAGCATTTCAAACTGTTCTTTTGTCCAAAATTTCATCTCGGTTTTTTGAACGCGTTTTTTGGGCTTTTTAACCTTCCGCAAATTGTTCGGTATTCCGAATCGTTCCTCTGCATAAGAAAGTACGGTCATCAGTGTGTTACGAATATGGAGGAAATATGCTTGTGAATACGGTTCTCCGTTAGGCTTACGCATTGTTAGAATCTCGTCCTGCCAACGAAATAGGCGCTCCGTTGTCAAGTCACACAGCTTCTCTTTGCCGAGAGAAGGCTTGATATATAGGTCATACAGCTGTTTTTTGTCCCAAATCGTAGAGCCTTTGTTTTGGGCGCTTGCAGCAGCAAGATAGATTGGGAACATTTCTTCAACAGTATAATCATGCACCGCAGCAGAAGTGTTTGCGTTTTTTTTCTTGTTTGCAACATCTGGGGAAATCAACTCGCAGTACTTGGTAACGAAATCGATGTACCCGCGCCCCGCTTCTTTTCTCGACTTAAAGCCGCAAAGCCGTTTCTGCTTTGTTTGCCCATCGAGCGTGACCACGCGAAACACAATATCAAACGAGGACTTGCCGCCTTTCATGATGCGTTCCTGTACGCTGTATTTATTCGATGTGATATATAACTCTGTCATAGCAATCCTCCTTATTATGTTTTATTCTGCCAATTTGTCACCGATAAATAGCCAAGTTACCAAATGACCTTTCCATTTTTCAAAATAAAATAGTTTCGACAAAATTCACTTGACTTTTAACAAACTATGAATTATAATGAATGTAATCGAACATTAGAAAGGGGCATGAAATGAACGAACTATCTGCTTTGATTGAATCCTGCGCCGACAAGCAAGCCGCCATACGGATTGCAACATCCGCTATTCTGGCGTATCTTGGGCAATTGCGATCCGGTCAAGCAGTTCGTTCTGCCGGTAAAACCGGCAATACATAATATACTGTGGTTGTTTCAATTTTGGAAACAACCACTTTTTTTCTGCAAGTTACCGGCAAGTTATAAAGCAGTTATAAACGGGTTATAAACCATAGTTCTTAAAGTTATTAAGGTTATTATCGATTGTTCCACTTCCAATACAAATACAAAGCGATTCCCGCCACGATAACAATGGCAATCACAGTTCCGGCGGTTTCCCCTGCTGCGCATCCTCCGTACGATGTGTTGGTATAGGGACATTCCCCATTTGGGTGATCGTGCGCAGGATAGCCATGATGGTAATGATATGAACCATTAGAGCGGTCATGATGTCCGCCTTGACTGTCTGTGCGCCCACTATGTGCGAAGGTTGGAAAAGCTATAGATAAGACTATCACAAGAATCAGTAATATCAAAAAGACTTTTTTCATCATGTCCTGCTCCAATCAAAGAGATCGATACTATCTTCTCATTCTTCCTTCTCTTCAATCACGGTATATTTGTTTGAGCACTTTTTCCTTATCGCTGTTAATATTTCGACATCCTTATCGCTAATACCACCATCGGATATAAGGTTATCCGCAGCAACCTTTGTAAACATATAAACATATCGTTCAATCGAAAGGAAACTTTTTATACTATCGACATAATGGTCGAACAACATAAGGACTTTGTCTCGTAACTGGTCTATGCAAATACCATCTCCGAATTCCTTTACTGTATCTTCAAAGAATCCCAAAAAGATTCGCTTTTTGTCTTCTCGTAATTTTTGCGGAAGATCTTCCAACCTCTTTACCCCAAAAGTTTGCTTCATTTGTTTCTGAAGATCATATTCAGCTTTTGCAACCGGGTTTCGATACTGCATTTTGTATTCCCATACATTATGCTCATGTAATTTTGCTAATCCCCATAAAAAGAAAGGAAGAGCAATAAGCACGATAATTCCTAAAAGCATATTTATTCCTCCTTCTTCATCAGCCCTGACATCTTCAGAGCCGTTTCTATCAAAGCCAACAATTCCTTTTGGTTTTCTTTCGGAACAGACTGAAACAACCGATGCATCTCTTTCTCTTCCTCTGTCATTGTACTATAAGTCGGTTTTTCTTCTCTTTCTACGGATACTTCACAACCCATGAGCCAAGATTCACTGACACATAAAGCAACTGCAAGTTTATGAAGCGCAATTTGGCGCGCCTCATGCCGACCGTTCATATACTGACTTATCTGTGCTTTTGAAAGCCCGGACAATCTGGCTAAGTCTGCGGCTTTTACACCTCTCATATCCATAGCTTCCAATAATCTCTTTTGAAAAGTGCTTTCCATATTTTCTCCATGTCAAATTTACCTTTTTCTATATTATACACCGCAGTTAAACTAATTTCAAGAGGAAAATAAAAAAATTAAAATATTTTTACGAAACCACTTGACAAGCGGAGTTAAATATGTTATACTATTGTCAGTTAAATAAGTTTAACCAAAAGGGAGGTTATAAGATGTTCAACTATTCAAAGTTGAGGGGAAGAATCCGCGAGAAATATGATACACAGTCAAATTTTGCGCGGAAAATGGGCATTTCTACTGTGTCTGTGTCGTGCAAACTTGGAAACAAGGCACAATGGACACAAGAAGAAATTTTGAAAGCAGCACAGCTTCTCGAAATTTCAAACGAAGAAATACCGACATATTTTTTTACCGAAAGAGTTAAGGATATTTAACCGCATGGCACAAAAATTCGTGAAAAAAGGAGAATGCAAGTTTAACATGGAAGAAATATTCGCAGAGATGGACAGAATCACCGAAAAGTTTTACAACGAGATCGACCGACTGACGGAGAAGTTGCAGCCGAAGCAACAACCGTACATCCGGAAGATTGTATCGGAAATTACGAACGCATCGGAAGATCAAAAAGCGTATCTTGAATATGCACTTGCGACATCCGAAAAGTACGAGTTGGAGAAGCAGATTGCATACTACCGCAGAATGATTCAACGAGGCGTTTATACGGTCGATGAATTGAAAGTAAAATATGCCGACTATGAATTGTGCAGGCTCGAACGGAAAGAGAGCGGATCGAAAAACTACCGTAGCTTCTGCCGCAGGCAAGAGGCTTTGAGATTCATAATCAATGAAATGAATCAGAAAGGAACAAACAAATGAACGGCAATACATCAGAGCAGTACAACAGCGATTTATCGCTTGTAAAAGCACTTGATCTGGAAGACAACGTTTTGGAAGGCTTTTATATCAAGAGTGGTAGTGGCAAAAGCTTTCTGTTCCCCCCAGAAAGAATCGAATTCGTAGAAATAAATCCATATGCGATTTGCAGAAACAGCGGAATCAAGGACAAAAAAGGAAATTACGTTTTTGAGTATGATCTTTTGAAACTCACCAGTGGGCTCAAGAACACCCGTTACGGTTTTCTTGTGTGGGACGAGTTCTATTGTTCGTGGAAAATAAGAAGCAGGACGGATCGCACTTCTTATTCAAACCTCGAAGACTGGACAATCGAAACCGTTGGAAACATCATTCTGCATGATTCTGATGCCGAAATTATTTATAAGCAGGAACGTGAGGATGACAATAGCCAATCCTTTATAGACCGTTCCTATTGCCCATCCAAGTTTAAGAAATGAGGGAGCACATGGAAATCTTATCAGAAAATAAGAAATTCGGCATTCGTTACGGCATAGATGAAGAGGGTTTACTGTTTTTCGGAGACGGAAAAACACCGGAAATAAAAATCACATTTCACGATTCAGAAGAACAGCGAAACCTCTGCATGGACTTGCTCAACCAGAGCCCCAAAAGCATTATCTATGATTTTGAAAGAAAATATCGGTACACACGGCTTTTAACTCTCGAAACCGCATACAACGGATTCTTGTATCGCGGGGAGTACAGAATCGAGGACTTACGGATCGCTTATAAAATCCTTAACGAGTTCTTGGAAGATAACCTGCTCCAGAGACACGCAATGGAAAAAGCAATCCAGTCTTACGAAATACGCGAAAGGCAAAAAGGATTTTATAATCTTTTGGACAAAGGCGTTTTTGATCTTTCCGGATTGAACAAATTGTTCATCCGTTATAATTCCTGCATCGATCTTTCAAAATGCACTGACGAAATCTGCCACAGAATCTCCGTTTCAAAAATAGCGCTTAAACGGGTGATTAGCGACAAACTGTTTCCTAAGCGGGTGATCAACAACGAGGACATGAAAGGAGAACAGCAATGACACCGGAAGAAATCAACCAAGAGGTTGTTCCCGTAAAAATGACCCTCGCACAGCGGCGTGAGATGTTCGCAAAGGATTATCTTGACCTGACCGATCTGACCATGCTGCTCGGCATCTGCTACACGCGGGCATCGGAGATCGTGCGGGAGATCAAGTTCAACACCCGCGACCGTCTGCACACCCGCGGCAGGGTTCATGTGCAGGACTACCTCGACTACTATCACCTTGACCCCAACAGCTACTACAGAGGAAATCCGGAGGAAAGTGAAAATGGAAAAGAACCTGAATCTGACCGATGATGAAGTGGAGATTGAGATCGCGCATCTGCTTGCCGATCCTGATGTGAAGTTGGCAAAGGCGGAGGAACGCATCAGAAACCGCCGCAGACAGTATCTCTACCAGTTGAGAAGCCGCCGCAGACGCGGCATGGCTCTGCGGCTGATGGGAATCGATGAAGATGCCCTGCGCCGCCGCGATCCATACGACCCGATGTATGAGGAGGAATTACAATGAAACAGACACTGAAAGCGATCGCCGAATGGTTTCGATTCCTTGTAACCGGGAAGTCGGACAAGGCAGTTTCGGACAAGCTGTGTGACTTCTCCGGACAAGGACGCGATCGATACGGTCGGTAAATCAATAATAAGAACTGATTTTATTATCGAAAGGATGATGGGAATGATTTCAGAAGTCAAGTACAACAACCATGACGAATGGTTGAAAATCCGATCCAAATATATCGGAGGAAGCGATGCCGGAGCGGTGATTGGGATGAATCCATACAAGAGCGCCTATACCCTTTGGGCGGAAAAGACCGGGAGAGTTCCGCAGTTTGACGGTAATATCGTGACAAAAGTCGGTAGCTACTTGGAGGATTTTGTTGCAAAGCTGTTTGAAAAAGAAACCGACAAGAAAGTTCGCCGGAAAAACCGAACAATTTTGAACACCGAGTTCCCATGGGCTTGTGCCAATATCGATCGCGTTGTACTGGGCGAAAATGCAATCCTTGAAATCAAAACATCGACCAGTATTCCAACCATTAGAAAGGTTAAGAGTGGAGAACCCGCGGATGCTTGGTACTGCCAAGTGCAACACTATATGGCGGTAGGTGGATATGATATCGCGTATATTGCCGTTCTCGTCAATTGCCGCGAGTTGGTTGTGTTCACGATCCCGAGAGATGATGCAGATATTGCCATCCTGATGAAAGCAGAAGAAGCATTTATGGAGTGTGTGAAAACGGACACCCCACCCGCGATTGATGGAAGCGAATCATCCAAAGAAACGGTTTCCGGTCTTTACACGGAATCCACCGATGAAGTTGTCGACCTTAGCGCATACGGGACAAGCCTTGACGAGTATATGGCGCTCGGACGTCAGATCAAGGAAATGGAAACCCGCCGTGATGAGATAGGTAACACCATAAAGTCCCATATGGAAAATGCGGGACACGGGGATTCCGGCAATTACAAGGTAACATGGACAAGCAGTGACCGCAGGAGCTTTGACAGCAAATCTTTCGCTAAGGCAAATCCAGAAATTGATCTTAACCCGTACTACAAAACGACTACAGTCAGAACGTTCAAAGTAACAGAAAGAAAAGGAGCATAAAAATGGGAACAATTCAAAATGCAGTATCGCAAGCAAACAATCGTCAGGTGGAAGCAAAAAAATCCGTCAACCAAATCATGAACGCAATGTTGGACGGCGAAAATCTGCGGAATCGATTCAACGACCTACTCGGAAAAAGGACACCGCAGTTCATCAGTTCCATCGTGTCTTTGGTGAACTCGGACAAAAATATGCAGCAGGCATTTTACGAATCACCGATGACAGTTATTCAGGCAGGACTGAAAGCCGCTTCCTTTGATCTTCCGGTAGATCAAAATCTCGGATATGCCTATATTGTTCCTTTCAACAACTTCAATAAGGACAGCGGGACTTCAAAGATGGAAGCGACCTTCATTCTCGGATGGAAAGGAATGCATCAGCTTGCAATCCGAACAGGCGCATACAAGACCATCAATGTTGTCGATGTAAGAGAGGGAGAACTGAAAAACTACAACCGGCTGACGGAAGAAATCGAGATCGAATTCATAGAAGACGATGACGAGCGCGAATCGAAACCGGTAATCGGATATGTTGGATATTACCGGTTGGTAAACGGTACTGAAAAGACCATCTACATGACCGTCAAGCAAATCGAGAATCATGAAAAGAAATTCCGCAAAGGAAAATATCAAGGCAAGGGGTGGCGCGATGATTGGGACGCGATGGCAAGAAAAACGGTCTACCGCCGCTTGATTGGCAAATGGGGTGTAATGTCCATCGAATATCAAACATCCCGCGATGGAGCCAATCTCGCAGATCAAATGCGCGATGAAATGACAGATGCAGGGAATTCAGAGACCGTCCAGCCGATCACCGGAGAATTTGAACCGGCAGAAGGAGACTCAAATGACGCTCAACCTGAATAAAGCGATCATCGCCGGAAATATCACACGCGACATTGAGTTGCGGCAAACACCTTCCGGCATCTCGGCTGCGTCCTTTACGGTTGCGGTTGCCCGGAGCAAGAAGGGCAAGGACGGCAACTACATCCAAGAGACGGATTTCATCGACTGCCGGGCATGGGACAAGAAAGCGGAATTTCTCGGCAGGAACTTTCGCAAGGGCGATCCGGTCTGCGTCCTCGGTTCTATCCGAAAGCGGCAATGGAAAGCCAATGACGGCACAAACCGTTACGCCACCGAGGTGGTTGCCGAGGACATCCTGTTTGCGGGGGCAAAAGCGCAGCCCGGTTGGAATGGAGATGGCTTGCGGGCAAAGCCTCAACAACAGATACAATTGCCGCAAGAATTAAGCACCGTGCCTTTCCCGTCCGATTTGGACGAAAGTTTGCCATTTTGATCTATCGGAGGTGAACATATAGTGCGAGAAGTCAAATGGGTAAAAATAACCACCGATATGTTTGACAACCGGAAAATAAAGCACCTCCGAAGATTGCCTGACGGAAACAACATCGTTCTGATTTGGATAATGCTATTAACCATGGCAGGACGATGTAATTCCGGAGGAAAAATTTTTCTGACAGAAAACATTCCGTATGACGCAAAAATGCTTGCGGATGAGTTGGATTTCAAAGAAAACACAGTGGCTGCTGCTCTGAAAAATCTCGAACAACTTGATATGATCGCGGTAGACAACGGATTTTATACAATCGTTGGATGGGGTGAGTATCAAAATGTCGATGGAATGGATAAAGTAAGAGAGCAAACAAGAAAAAGAGTTGCCGAGTTCAAAAAAAACAAAAAGTCACAAGCCGGTAACGTTACCAGTAACGCAGAAGTAACGCATGGTAACGTTACCGGTAACACCGAGGTAACGCAAGGTAACGCGACAGAAGAAGAAAGAGAAGAAGAAAAAGAATATAATACTCTCTCTATAAGCGCGTGCACGCGCGTTGCACCCACAAAAGCGCCGTATTTTACACCCCCAACCATAGAAGATATTCGCGAATATTGCGTAAGCCGGAACAACAACGTAAATCCGGAACAGTTCTATGATTTCTATGAGAGCAAGGGATGGATGGTTGGAAACGCGCGAATGAAAGATTGGAAAGCGGCAGTTCGTACATGGGAAAGACGAAGCGAACGAGCACCGGCAACCGCTCAAAAACACAAAGGCAGCTTCGACACAGACGATTTCTTTCAGGCAGCATTGAACAGAAAATTTTATGATTGGGAAGGCGATAAAAATGAGCAACAGCCCATGTTGGAAGCGGAATCCATGCCCTGACCGTCACCCCGGATGCCGTTGCGAGTGCAATGACTATCGGCAATGGGCAGAAGAACACAGCAAGGCACGGGACGCGCAGAACAAGCGGCGGCAGTTAGAAGAATATCCGTCCGTTATGCGCAGTTACCGGATCAATCGATTCAAACGCAGAAAGGAGATCGGAGTATGAATCAGCTGACAAAAGCAGAAGTTACACGAACATACAACTATCTGCTGAATCATCACAGAGGCAGAGCCAATGCGGGAACGCGGGATGCCATCAGAGCCGTTCTCGGAATCAATGCGCGGAAGTTCCGCCAGATCACCCATGAAATCAATACATCGTTCGACTACCCCTACATCGTTTCAACCTCCGGTAAGATGTACCTTGTGGACGATCCGGCGGATTACGCGAAGCACATTTTGCAGACAAGCCATGCCGCAACAAGCCTGTCGGTCAAAGCAAACATGATGGCATGGAAGATGAGCAAACTGACCCAACTATCGGTCGAGGATTTGTTCCGGTTGGAATGCGAGGACGAAGATGTCGCAAATCAGCATATTTGACGGCAAAGAACCGCTTCGGATACGAAAGCCGATCATGTTGGTGGAACTGTTTGCGGGATACGGTTCACAGGCGCTTGCGCTGAAATATCTCGGTGTTCCGTTTCAGCGGCTTATGATTTCCGAATGGGCAATCCCTTCCATCCTCGCCTATAAGGATTTGCACTGTCCGGATGATAACACCGTCTTGGCGAGTGAATCCAGATATGACGATGTTGTGCGTGTTTTGGCGGGAGGAATCTCTCGGGATTATAAGACCCCACTGACCGAAGAGCAACTCCGGAGGATGCCGAAGAAAAAAATATTGGATGTTGCCAATGCCGCATATGCAACGAGGAATTCACTTTCCATCTGCGATATGGTTACACTGAATCCCGTGTTTGCCAAATGGCATGAGCGCACTTATGTTATGACCTATTCTTTCCCTTGCCAAAGCCTTTCGCTCGCAGGAAAGATGGACGGCATGGAGGAAGGCTCTGGAACACAGAGCAGCTTGCTGTGGGAGGTCGGACGGCTTCTGCAAAACGCGAAGGAACATGATGTTCTGCCGGATATCCTGCTGATGGAGAATGTGCCTGAGGTGATCGGCGAGCGAAATATCGGCGTATTCCGCAAATGGCTTGAACTGCTTCACAGTCTCGGATACTGGAGCAAATGGCAGATTCTGAATGCTAAGGACTACAAAGTCCCACAAAACCGCCGCAGATGCTTCATGGTTTCTTGGCGGTCGGACGATTATTACGATTTTCCAGATCCGATGCCGCTCGAACACCGATTGAAGGATCTCTTGGAGAAGGATGTTTCGGAAAGCTACTATCTTACGGACAAGCAGATCCGATATGTGAAATCACCCAAGCGTTTCGGAAAGCACACAAGAATCACGGACGGCGATTGCATTGCGATGACAAGGACGGCAACGGCAAATAAAAACTGGGTCGGTGATTTTATTTCTTGCCAGCAAGCCGGAACCATACACGGCGGGATGTACGAAAAGACCATTGAGCAGTCAAAGCGTGTTTGGGATACAGACGGACTTTCCCCAACGGTTCATACGCAAAGCAGTGGAGGATCCGGGATCAAGATTGAGTGCCAAGAACGCATCCGCTGTCTGACGGAACTGGAATACTTCCGGTTGCAGGGTGTCAAGCGCGAAGATTTTGAGCGTCTGAAAGTCCGGCAATCATCGTCCTCCCTTTACCACATGGCAGGAGACAGCATCGAGACAACCTGTCTGATGGCGATTTTCGGAAAGATGTTTGATGGGCTGGACTACGAAAAGAAAATTGACGAAGTGGTGGAGGATATTACACATGACTGACCGGTGTATCGTATGCGGATCGGAAATACCGGAAGGACGGCAAGTTTGCCCGATTTGTGAAAGCGATGGCTTGAAACACAACCGAATCGCAAAGAGCGCCGCAGGAACGCGGCAGGAACGCAATTTGGAAGAGAAAGGCGTTCAAGTACACTCCGACACCGAGAAACGCAACACAGAGCGCTCTTGCGGCATCTGTGCGGATGGTGCGGGTTTGAAACATTGTTGCATCAGTCCGAGCGGAACGCGTTGCCAACATTGGGGAAAGATGCTTTGCACACACCCCGAAACGGATGGATGGGTGCTGACCACAAAGAAGCGTGGAGAAGCGCCTGAAAACTGCCCTGAAAAGAGAAAAGGAGAATAAACAGATGGATGTATATCTTAATTCAAAGGACATCCCAAAAAGGTGTTGGGATTGTCCGTTCGTCGGGAAAAACGATGACTGCATTTTACTTCCAAAGGATGTAAACGAAAGCATTGACAGCTATGATGAGCAAAAGGCTCTTTGCCCGTTGCTTTCGATGGAAAGTGAGGTCGAGCGGCGAAGAAATCTTTCCCCGCAGATGAAGGTGGTACTGGACAGTGGCGCATATATGCCGACTCGCGCACACGATGCTGATGCCGGATTGGATCTTTACGCTTCCACAAACGGATATATTCGCGGAGGCGGAAGCCTTGCCTTTGACACAGGGGTTCACGTAGAGATTCCCGTGGGATATGTCGGGATGCTCAAAAGCAAAAGCGGGCTAAACTGTAGACACGGTTTGACCTCCGAAGGGGTCATTGATGCAGGGTACACGGGGAGCATTGTTGTGAAGCTGTATAACCACAGCGAAACGGACTATGTGGTCAATGCCGGTGACAAAATCAGCCAGCTTGTGATTCTTCCGATTCTTTCCCCTGTTCCGAAGTTGGTCGACAGTTTGGAAGATACCGCACGCGGGAACGGTGGATTCGGAAGCACGGGAAAGTGAGAAAATATGAGAGAGATTCTGTATCGCGGAAAACGCAAAGATAATGACAAGTGGGTGTATGGTTATTATTGCAGATGCGGATGGACTGGGATGGAAAAGGATGTAATAATTCCGAGCTATGCGAGCGCCCTGTATGGGATTGATGTTATCCCCGAAACAGTCGGACAGTACACAGGACTGACAGACAAGAGCGGCAAGAAGATTTTCGAAGGGGATATTTTGCGCATTGTTGGTTGTTATTTCGATGTTATATATCGCAATGGCGGATTTGTATGGCGTGATATGAGACTTAACAAATTTGTAAATTATGCGAATTCTGAGAGTAATATTGAACAATTCTCTTTTGTTGAAGTCATCGGCAACATCCATGACAACCCAGAGATGCCGAAGCGGGGAAATGATGACTGCATCTATGCAGATTTCAACAAAAAAGCTGAGGTGTAAAAAATGGAGCACATCGTTATATGGGACGGAATTGAAATCATCGGATTCATCGTCGGAATGGCGGTGCTCGCGGTCGGATTCGTATCAATCTGCCTGTGGGCTATCGCACGAAGCATCAAGCGGAAAATACATCTGAAAAAGCGCAGGAGGGGTGATAAAAATGACGTGTGATAGTTGTTTGAACAAATACGGTTGCAGTGAGGCAAGGTTCGGAGAATCCGTTCGTTGCATGAGATTCAAAGACGAAACCGAATGGTTTCATCTGCCATGCAAAGTCGGCACACCCGTGTTCTTCTTACGGGATCAGAACATCATCGAAACAAGTGTCGAAAAGATCATCTTTAAGGGCAAGGGGTGTTACATCAAACTGAAATGCAACGCGATGTATGAAACCTCCTGCCAAAGCATCGGAAAGACTGTGTTTTTCACGAGAGAATCTGCCGAAAAGGCGCTTGCGGAAAGGAACAGGTGATAATGTTTTTGCATTACAACAACGGCGAAAAAGAAATGCTGATTAAAGATATTCTCTGCATTCAGATCATCGATGAAAACACGCCTGCCATAATCAGCCTGAAAAGTGGCGGTGAATTAAGCATACGACTTGACCGAATCGAAATGATTGTCGATGATGGAGTATTGGAAAGGAGCAAAAACAATGCTGGCAGAGATTGATGCTACACTGCAAAAAGACCTGATTGATTTTATCAAGAAACGGGAATCCGAAAAGAATCAGCCGTTCGGAAAGGTGCTTGTTGCCACCCTTTTGAGAAAACTGATTGACGGCGATTGCAGGATCACCGGGTGTGCGAAGAACGACAAAACTGGGAAGCTGTGGGTTGAGTACAGCTTTTATGGAGAGGAGCAGGAGCAATGAGTGACAATTACGCAGTAATTAACGGAAAGCGCATTGAACTGACTGATGAACAAGTGAAGACGCTTGAAGTCAAGAGAAAGCAGGAAGGCAGTCCTGCGGGACAACACTTATATGACGAACAAAGGCAACATTTACTTGAAAATGGGTGGTTGCTTAGATTGCCTTGTAAAGTTGGTGATACAGTTTATTGCCTTATCGCGCAAGGAAGATTTGGAACTGTATACACCACAGGCGAAGCCATAGCAAGAGTTGTTTCAAAGATTATTTGGGACGGAAATCGTTTTGAAATTTATTCAGAACGCCCACACTATTGGGACAATGGTTATAGCGAATGTAATTTTTATGGATATTTGGGCGATTCGGTTTTTACAACCAAAGAAGCCGCAGAAGCACGGCTAAAAGAATTACGGGAGAAAAAATAATGTTAATAGCAGTTATCATTTTGGGCTGGTTATTGTTAATGTCTTTAATTCTAATTGTAATTTTTGGAATTGAAGATAGGTTTATTTCCGAAGAATGGATAGCCTCAATATTATTCATTTTTGCTTTTCCTATATGGGTAATAACAAAAGTTATTTTCAAAATAAATAGCATCATAGCAGAAAACAAGAGACGTAAAAGGCACTTGAAGAAAAGGAGCAAACATCATGAATGAAAACTATATCGTAATCAATGGCAAGAGAGCCGAGCTGACAAAAGAACAGTTGAAGACTTTAGGCGTTGAAGTAAGAAAGAATCCGTTTGAACGCTGCGCTGCGGGTGAGAAGTATGTTACTATCCTTGGTGACGACGCCATTCGAGAATTTTTTGACAATAATGATCTGTGTGATAATGGTGTATACAATGCTGTCAACTACTTCAATAACGAGCAGTTCGCCCGCCAAGTTGCGCTTCATCAGTTACTTTATCGCAAATTGTTAAAGTTTGCGTATGACAACGGGTTTGAAGATAATCAAGCATGGAATAAAACAAATTGTCATTACTATATTTGTTATAACATAGATGAGGGTCGATTCTACGCTGATGTTACAGGGAATTTTAAGCACAATGATGTATGGTTTTGTTCCAGAGCTTCAGTAAACCGTGCTATCGATGAAGTAATTAAACCATTTATGGAAGAACATCCAGAGTTTGTATGGTGAAAGGATGATAAGAAAATGAAAGAAATCAAATTGACAATTGACGGTAAAGAAGTTCAGCTGACAGAGGAACACCTGAAGCGGTTGGGGATTGAGTCCGAGAAAAAGAGAAAGAATCCGTTTGAGAGAGTTACAAAATCGGAAATGTATTGCTATATTGATTCCTTTAACGAAGTACAGTGTGTTTCAGATGATATGGATCAATGTGACGATATGTCATTTGAATGCTCAAACTACTTCAATGATGAGGATTTTGCACAGCAAGTCGCACTTCATCAGTTACTGTATCGTAAGCTGTTGAAGTTTGCGTATGACAATGGTTTCGAGGATACAACTGAGTGGGATGAGATTAACACACATTGGTCAATTGAGTATGATGCACATTGTAACGCGTTCACTCCCGACTGGCACAAGATATACAAGATGCGGGATGTATATTTTTCATCGCCAGAGGGTGCAAGTCGTGCTATCGAAGAAGTAGTCAAACCGTTCATGGAAGAACACCCAGAATTCGTGTGGTGAAAGGAGTAATGAAATGTATCGGTGGCTATTAGGCATCTCACTGATTGCGTTAATTGTGGCAACATTTACATCAGGTACAGTTTCCGAAATTTTGATGGCGGTTGGAGTAATTGTCGGAGAAATATTTATATGGATTAACGATGACCACATCGAAAATCTGGAACACAAGATCGAAACATTGGAAGAACAGATAAAGGAGACGGATAACAATGGCAAAATACATTGACGCTGATTTGATCGACTGGAAGGTGATCGCAGTACCGCTGCTTGATGGTGAGTTTGTGTGCACAACAAAACTTGATGGTTTTTATGCAATCAAACAAGATGTCGATGCGATGCCCGCAGCAGACGTACAAGAAGTGAAACACGGGCATTGGGACGAAATCAGAGATGCGTATGGGAAACTTGAAGGCTGGATCCATAGAGAGTGTGGACGTATGTCGATGGGAGAAGATAAATACTGCCCCAAGTGTGGCGCTCGTATGGAGGATAACGAATGAACTGCTGTTATGACAAAGGTATTCTTTGTGTGTATGCAAGTAGCGGCGGCATATGCTTGTGCAGTGCTTGTATCAACAAAGATGCAATAGAGCAGGTTCTGTTCGTAAAAGAATATATTATTATGACGGAGGATGACAAATGAACGAGGCGCTTTTGAGCAGTAAAAACATGAACTGGTGTACCCCGCAAGATTTCTTTGACAAACTCAATTCGGAATTTAACTTTGTACTTGATGCGGCAGCGACCGAGCGTTCCGCAAAGTGCGCAAAATTTTTCACACCTGAAACAGACGGACTGAATCAATCTTGGAATTGCGGTGGTGCGGTATTCTGCAATCCTCCGTATGGGCGAGAGTTGAAGAAATGGATTCGGAAGGCTTACGCCGAATCGCAGAGCGGAGAGACGATCGTTTTGCTGATTCCGGCAAGGACTGACACCTCCGCTTTCCACGACTACATATACGGCAAAGCGGAAATTCGCTTTGTGCGTGGACGATTGACTTTTACGGACGAGGGCGGAAATTCGAAAAAGGACAGCTGCGGAAGGGCGCAACCGGCACCGTTTCCTTCAATGATCGTCGTTTACAATCCAAAGAGGTGGTGGTCATGAACAGATGCGCTGACAAATGGGTGCAAAAGCAGATTCCAATGAAGTGCAAAAAGCGGTACTATAATGACGAGGATGAAGAAACAGGGAGAAAATTCGAATGTGAGTACGACCTATGCCCTGTTTGCGAAAACCATATTGGGCTGAGAGAATACATCTTTTGCCCGTATTGCGGACAAGCACTGGATCGGAGTGAGACATAATGCCATACGAAATACAGTACCTTATCGGCGGGTTCATTGAATTCATGACCGCGGTTGCGGTTGGATGCCTTGTCCTGTTCGTAATAAACGAAATTCATTGGTGGTTACACTGGAGGAAAAAATGAAAATTGAACTTGAAATCCCGAACACAACCGCGGCTATGACTGTGGTGACAGTTTCAGAGAACGCGCAGGACAATCCGACTTCCATGCGGTTGCACACAAAATCCTACAACACCGATGACATCCTGTCCCTGCGGGTGATTCCGGATCAGACCGGTGTATGGCTTCCCGAAAACGACAGACCGGCATCCTTTATGTGGGTGTGCTCCATCTGCAAGAGAATCGCATACGATATGCCCGTGTCCCGCTTGGGGAAGCACTCGCGCGGTTCGTGCGGATTGGAATTCTGCCCGCACTGCGGAAAGCCCATGCGGAACAGGGAGACAAAAGCATGAAATACCGCTCTGCGAACCTATCACAATTTGCGCGCTACTGCGAAGGTCTGATTGGCAAAGGATATGTATTCCATGACCTCTACATCGCCACACGGCACGGCAGACGGATTTATGAGGGGGTGTTCAAAAAGCCATGTACAAAACATACCGAAAATACGGCAATCAGTCTGTGACCGTTGACGGCATCCGCTTTGATTCCATCTGTGAAGCAACCCGATGGCAGGAGTTGAAACTGCTCCTGCGCGCCGGGAATATCAGCGACCTGAAGCGGCAAGTGCCGTTTGAACTGATTCCAAACCATGTAGAGAACGGAAAAATCACAGAGCGGAAGGTTGTATACAAGGCGGATTTCGTCTACAACGAAAACGGCGATCTGATTGTAGAGGATGCAAAGGGAAAGCGTACCAAGGAATACATCATCAAGCGAAAACTTATGCTGTGGCGGTACGGAATCAAAATTCGGGAGGTATAAGATGTTCAAAATACCGGAAAGCGTTTGTCGGGTGGTATCGGCAATCTGTGCGGATTATGAGCGGCGGGAGAAAGAACTGCACTCGGGGAATCTGACACCGTTCGTGCGGGATACCTACCGCAACACGAACAGAGTCATTGACGATGCGGTAACAAGCGTTGTAACGGAAAGATGGTCAGACCGGATGCTGTCCGATCTGATAAACGAAAAAAGCTACCCTGAAGCAAAGTGCAAAACATTGACTTCGCGGTCTGGATATCGCCGATGGAAGCTGGAAATCACGCTTCGCATCGCGGAAGCCTTAGGGTACATCGATCCGTCCGCCGCAGTGGGGGAACGGCATTGTGCCATTTGCGGAACGCTCATCAGAGAGGCTGAATTCGGCTCTATTACGGTTTGCCGAAACGGGCGGAGGGCGGTAACGCTTGACCTTTGCCCAGAATGCTCCGCACATGTAGACGGAATCGAGATTGACGGAACGGTTGGAATCGTCAAGCAAAGCGTAAAATAAAATCAGTCGGTTGCCCCGTTTGGAGCAACCGACCTTTTCTGTTACCGGACTACAAAGTAGTAGTACCGGACGGTTTTACAGCTTCCGACATCCTCGTCACACAACCAGTCTTTCGCCATCATGGCGTAGTCACTGGAACTGAATTCCGGTCTGCAGTAGTCGCTGTACATCATGTTCATTGCCGCGTAAAAGTCCCACGCATCTGTCGAGGGTGCGACCTGACGATGCAGACCGTCCGTCTGCTCTTTCGTCCAATGCTCTCCGGATGTGCCGTCCTTGTTCTTCATTTCGGACACCCAGTGTCTGGCAACAGCTTCTCCGAGTTTCCCGCCGTTTGCGATCTTGTGGATGCAATACTCCAGTTCCGCTTTCTTTTCCTCGTCCATCTCGTCGACAGTCCGGATGAAAAGATCCCGCAGGGCTTCCATCTGCTCTCCGCTCCCGGAACGGATGATGCTTTCGATGTTCTTCTTATGCATTCAGAACACCCCCTCAAATCCGCTCAATGTCCAATTCCACATTCGTGAAATCAGCCGCAACGCCGGTATTCACAAGGGAGATCAGATCGGACGCGTTTCCGCAGACCGACTTGACGATGGTAGAGAACGAGATCGTCCGCGTTTCCGTTGCGGCAGTGGTAACCGTCTCCGACGCGGTTGCACCGGGGATGGTTGTCCCGTTCTGTTGTACCGCAAGCGCGACAACACCGGCGGCAGGAGCTGTAAATGTCGCGTGAACGCTGATCTTGTATCCGTTGATACAGCGGTCGGAAATGTTGACCCCGTTTCCAAGCATATACAGGCTCTGTCTGCAATACCCGGTAACAAGGTTCTGACCGAGCGGCACTGCTCCGTCCGCGAGAACGGAAACGGTTCCGGTCACGGTCTTAATATACGGTCTTGCCATCTCAGCTTCCTCCTTTCAGCTGTCAGTAGTTCGCATTCCCTCCGCAGGGCGTGTAGCCACCGCAGAATGGGGAAACGCCTGCATTGTACGCCATCATAGTGGGATAGCGGACAACATTGCCGAGCGCATTCTGCATTTCAAGCTGATTGATTCTGCCCTGAAGCGTCTCGATCTTGTTCTGTGCAAGCGCATCGAGGATCTTCTGCGTCTGCGCGGTGGTGTTCGCGTTGATCGATGCGGTGTTGATTGCGCCGTTGTAGTTCACGCCGTCAATAGCGCGCAGAGTCTCACAGCAACACTTCTGCTGTGCGGCAAAGCCCGCATTCACGGTTGCGCCGATGTCACGAATCTCCGAGAGGTTGTTGTATGCCGCATCCTTGATTGCGGAAATACTCTCCGCTCCGACTTCCTGCACGCGTGCTTCAATATCCCGCTGTCCTTCCTGAACGCTGTTCAGGTCGATCGCGCGTTGGAGATCCCCCTGCGTCAGTGCAGCTGCACCGTTGCCCCAACCGCCGAAGCCGCCGTTGCCGAAGATCATTGCGAAGAGGATGATCAGCACCCATGCTCCGCCGCCTCCTGCTCCGAGACCGCCCATGCCGCCCGATACAGCGGCAATGTCCGAAAGGTTGTACCCGTTTTCCATTGTTTCTTCCTCCTGTTTTATTTTTTATATCAATCAAGGTGCGCACCTTTGATTTTCATTGCATCGCCGCAGATGGCTCAAAAACGCTCTCTGCGGCGTTTTGTTACTTGGGAGTTCACTTGTCCATCTGAAGTCATTTCAGCGCGTCCCGCAGGACAGCCCGGTCGATTCCGTAGGCATCCGCAATCTGCTCGGGGGTCTTTCCCTGATTTTCCCGCATGAACTGTGCAAACTGCGGGTTTCTCTGCGCCAACATCTGGGCGAATGCCTCTGGATTCCCGCGTGCCAGACTTTTCAGTTGTGCCAGACCGGACAGGATCGGATTGACCGTCCGTGCCCCCATTCCGTGATTCATCCGCTTAAGAATCGGATTCTGCATGGCTTCCTCCTTCCAGCTTCTTCAGGCGTTCGTTGATGTCTCCGAGTACCTTTGTGACGTAGCCCATATCCACAGGCGGCTCTTTGACATATTCCGTGATGGTATAGGGCGTTGCGGTTCTGTAGCCGTTTCCGTCCGTCTGTACATACCAAACAAGCGGCGCTGTGGTATCCAGCAGAAGCACCTCACTGTTCGGTAGCATCTGAAAGGCGTTCACCCCGCTCTCCCCGTTGACCTTGATGATTTCATGCCGTTGAGGCATCTGCGGCATTTGATAACCCGGATAAGTTCCGTACATTTTCCATCACTCCTTTCTGCTATCATCATAACAGAAAAGAGGGTGAAAAACTCACCCTCTTTTTGCTTGGTATATATTGTATTTTTACGCGTTTTGTGTTTCTTTTTGGGCAAGGTAACGGTCTATGGAGTCCCAAAGACTCCGATTCTCCTTGCTGTACTTGGTAACGCTGATGTTCAGTTCATCACAGATAGATACAACCGACCGCTCCGCACTGTCAAAGTACTTCATTCGCAGGATTTGGATTTGTGTCTCCGTCAGCCCCGCGCTCTCCGTAAAATCCTCCAGTTCGATCCGATTGATCCTGTGTCCGATCATGATGTTCCTCCTTTTTATGCCGGATGAACATCCGCAGAATCTCTGTCTGATTCTGTTTGTAGCAAGTCTCTGTTACCGTGATATTGGCGTACCCCTGACGGTATCCGTCCAAGAATGCTTTCAGGACTGGAACCATCTGGACAGTCCATTGCAGAAGCAACAATGCGGAAAATCCGTCAACGAGCCGAAATCCGAAATAACCAGTGAACAAAGTCAGAAGCAACGCTTTTGCCGAACGCATGGCTGCGTCGCGCTTTTCCTTTTTCGCGCCGCTGATTCCAAGTAACCGCATATGGGCGGATTGTAAAGCGCCGTGGCTTGAAAGGACATCGACCGCGCTGATTTGCTCCACCCGTACATGCGCGCAACGAATCAGCATGATACGCGTTCGCAAGGAGATCTTCAGCTTCATAATATCCGATGTTTTCATGTTCATGTAGTTTTCCATAAACACCGAAAGCGGGATGTTGCTTGGCAATAGCATTTCTCTGCGGCAAACATCAAGCGATTCCTTTTGAAGCTGAATGCAGAATTCCTGCAACGCCTCCATGTTGCTGATTTCCTGCGCTTCTTCCCGAATCTTTTCAAATGCCGCAACGGATTTGATGTATTCCTCGTCCCGTTTGCCACGGTCAATTCCAACCTGATACCGGATCGTATAGGTCAATGTGCTGGTCAGATATACGAATACGGAAGCCAACACGAATTCCTTCAGATGCGGCGTTTCCTCTGTCGGGACTAAGAACTGCACGGCGGCAGTAATCAGAACCATTAGAAGAATACTGAAATTTGCCCACAGCGTTTTATTGCTTTTTGCCTGCAACAGCTTTGCGCCGACCTTTTTACGGTTTTCTTCTGCCGCGTCCGGAAACTTCATTTCCATCACTTCTGCTCCTTCTCCTCTGCCTCTCCGCGCTTCTTAAAAACAAACGATGCTATATCGAATCCGACAGCAGCCGCCGAACTGATACACCCGATTTTCATTGCCTGTGCAAACTGTGCGATGACGCCGGACAGCGCACCGCACAGAATCCACAGGACTAAAAATACCATCACGGGGGCGGTAACAATCGGCTTGATAAATTCCCGCAGATATCGGCTTCCGCTTATGGTCACAACGATCGCAAGCGCCACGCCGATGATGCCGAGCCTCTGAAAAGCATTTGCGTTTTTTGGCTCGAAACATCCGTTTTGTATCATCACGATCACAGGCGGGACAACGCAACAGGCAAAGGAAAGCAGCTTGAAAAACACCGACTTTGCCTTGTTACTCATGCTCTGCATCCTCGCTTTCACTTTCCAGTGTTGCCAGAAGTGCGTCGTACTTTGTGCGGATCTGTTCTGCGGTTTCGTTGTTCAATCCGGTGGACTGCGAGAGGTATGCCATTTGACTTGCTACAACCGACAGAATCCTCCGGAGTGCCTGCGTCTGCTTCAGCATCCGATTTCTGTCAGTTTTTTGTGCCTCGTTCATCTCGACAATCGCCAACTGCGTCTCGGCTTTCAGCTTGTCCTGCCCCTCAACCATACTTTCCAACGCTTTATACTTTTCCAGTATCTCGGTGTACTGCTTGTCGGCGTTTTCGGCGTATTGCTTGGAACTCTCCAACGCATCCGACATCCATGGAATGAAGGAATCCTTGCACCATGCATAGTATTTATAAATATTCTTCTTTCCGTACTTCATACCGAACAGAACAGCGCCAATATTAACCAACAGGACGATTCCGGAAACGAGGTATCCGATGTATTGATCCCAAAAGCTGCTTGCCCGCTCATACCAAGGCTTGTCGGCGTATTTTTCGTCCATTTCATCCTTGAACTGATCGAGCATTCCCTGAATCTCGTTTTTCAAATCTCCCTGCATACCATCCGTATCGGACGGGACATTCGACTCCGGTTCACTTCCTGTATCTGTTTCGGAAGGATTTTTTTCTTCCGGTTCGTTTTCCTCCAAGGAGGATGCTTCAGTCGTATTCGGTGTCGATTCTTCGGCATATGCGGGAGTGAAAATGCCAAAGGCAAATACCATAAACATGATAAATAGTGCAATTGCTTTTTTCATTGCTTTTCTCCTTTATTTTGAAATCGTTTAATGATTAACTACGAAAGCTTTGAAGAGTAAAGATAACTTTAGCCGCTTTTTGGGGGAGCACAAATTCATGTGGTCACAGTACAGATTTAGTATGTAAATGTCCGATTTTGACCATACACAGCCGTCTTTGCTCCAAGACGAACAACATCGACTGTTCTTGTCACTCTATTTACACAGAAGAAATCAAGTACATCCTCAGTCGCAGTTCCTGCGGTTTTTGGCGGGGCATAAGTAGGAGCATCAGTGGCTACATGCATACTGTCATTTGCTGTTATAATGATATTTACATCATTAAGGCAGGTTTTTAAATCTTTGTGTGCGTGACCGCAGATCCAGCACACAAAGTCACCTCCTGCATTTTCGTAGTTCACATTGATGTTGTAGGTCTCTGCTTTGTCTCGAATTGATATTGTCCCGCCGTATGTATATGTCGTTTTATTCACATATGCACTTACGATGCTTCTCGCAATCATGTAATCATTTGGACAGTTTTCTTCCCATGTTGAATCAACGCTTTTTAACTCCTCGATACTCATCGGCATCACATGGGAGCAAATAATAATGCTGTATTCAGCGGGAACATTTAACGCGACATCGGAAAGCCACTTTAATTGAGTTGCTCCGAAATTTGCGCCGTTGACTTTAGAAACGGTGAATTCGGTTTCCGATGGATAACAATTGGAGTTAAGCATAATATAGCGGACTTTTTGCGAAGTGTTGTCAGAATAGAAATATGTTCCATCCTTTCCGTAAACAATGTTTAGCTTTTTCTCATTGTTACGGAAGAAATAATGATAAATTTCACCGTCCGTCAGCTCCGCACCATAATATTGCAAATTACTGCCGCTATATGATGCATCATGATTGCCGATCACGCGCAAGCATTTATCATTTATTTTCGAAAACATTTTTCTTTCGCCGACAATTTGTTCAATCAATCCCTGCTTTGAAATAACTCCTGCGCCAGAAGTGCAGTCACCGCCATCGATGAATAATGAAATGTCGCATTCATCCATCATATTACGCATCAACTCTGATGCGTAACCACTTCCGGTAGGATAATGTACATCAGTTATAAATCCGAAAGCGAATGTCTTGTTTCCACCTACCGAAAGCTTGCTGTTTACGGTGCTAACAGCCGTTGCAACCGCGGTGTCCCAATATGAAGGAAATCCATATTCCCGGATAGTTTTAGATGGAGTATCATATTTTGTGCGCAATAAATCATATGTGATTCCATCACACGCTTCTGTGATGTAACCGCCGTTTTGCGACAAAAACAAAACGCGATTTCCCATATTAAGATAAGATACTGTTGGCGTTCCTCGATGAAGAATTTCAAATTTTTGAGTTGATATATTAAATACCAAACAATACTCGTCTTGAATTTTGATGCAATTCTCAATTCCGCTCGGAGATGTGGCAAGTTCTTTTCCGACATGAGATGCAACATCACTTGGTGTATAGCCTAAGCCAGACGCGCTTCCAACGCCTTCTCCTCTAATCATAAGCTTATCGAATGTTATGTACACCATCATAGCATTGGGATCTTCCTCAATTTTAGTGCTTAATGCAGTTGGATACGCAACTTTATAATCAAGCAATTTTGTCACGGCTTTCTGTGACATGACCTTATCCGTAGCTGCTCCAGTGGTCTGCTCGATATTGCCTATGGTTGCCCTTTCAGCAATCATCTGCCAGTCAGCGCCTTCTGTTGGCGTGACATTACTATTAGCCCTTCGAGCCAAGAAAGAGCTGCCACCATACGAAACCACATCAAGCGGCTCGTATGATGTGCTTGCATTCCACGCACCTTTTGGTGTTATAGAAACCTTTCCTAAAACCGTTGTACTCATGAAATAACCACCTCCAAATAACCGTTACTGTTGAGTTGGAATTGTGCCCCTTGATATTCATCGGGGGCATGCATCTTCAAATATCCGTCCTGAATATCAAAGGTAGCATAAAAAACATTCCCCTTGTCTCCTTTGTCTCCTTTATCACCTTTGTCTCCCTTATCGCCTTTCAGATATTTCCTTGCATACGCAAACCAGTCGAATAGGGAAAACTCTTTTCCGGTTGTTGGATTGAGAACCGGCGTTTTGATTGCTTTTGCGATCCCGTTCTCGGAATCTGCATTGCACATGTCGATCAATTCATTCAGCCGTTCCTTGACCAACTCGGGGTATTTATCCATGAAGCCTTTCAGTTCCGCCGAGGACATTCCTCCGCGACCTTGCGCGGAGGAGCTGTTCGGACGATCCCCGAGCCGTCTCATGGACACGGGATAGACCTCATCTGCCGTGATTTTTTTGATTTCCTTGCTCACTTGATGTTTCCTCCGTTTTCGTATCTGTAAAACAGATCGAGCAGTCCGAACGGCTTACAATAGCCGCTACTCTCGAATCGGAACTGTTGCCACTGCCACCGTTTCAGCCGATCCGGAACAACACTTATCACAATATCATTGGTCAGATAGGACAAGTTCCCGAATTCCAGATCAACCATGTTCCCAGTACGGGAAGTCCTGCGGCACTCACGCCATTCCTGCTCGCGGTTGGAGCGAATGAACACGCGGTATTCGGATATTCCCATAGACTTCGATCTGACTACAATGCTCTTGCGCACGGTGTTTTTGGCAATCTGCGGGTATGCCGACGGGTCGCAAAGCGTCTCGCATACCGATGGTATCTCCCGACCGTTACGGCTATAGAAGCCCTGCCATATTTCGTCCGGCTCGACCTCGATTTTCTCTGCCAGATAGGAGACGCTTCCCGTTGTGATAACCGCATATGTGCCAAAGTTGGTTTCTACTGTAGGTGCGCTTTCCTTGTCCGTCCATATCATATCCTCCGTCGGGTCTGCATAGACCCTTGTGTCTCCGTCCGGGGCGGTGAATCCTTCGGGGCGGCGGATGGCTCTCCAAACGGTTTTCCCTCGGAGGTCTGTATTCATGCAAAGAATCTCCCCGTGTTCTGTTCCGAGCAGCAGACGGTCTCCGAGTACGCACAGGCTGATAGCAGGGGAAAACGAACCGCCGCTATATTGATCCACATATGTCGCAAGATATGCGCCGTCATCAGTCGATACGATCGGAAATTTCAATCCGGTATCTGTACCATCCAAAAGGATCGCCGCGTTGGATGCCAACAGCTGCGTGCTATCATACCGCACGCTTTCACGGTCGCGGTTGATGCGAACCGTGCCTGTTCCGCCGCCGTTCTGACTCCATGTCAGTCTGTCGGCGTATTCCGGTGCGGAGAGGTCTACGGATGTTCCATTCACAGTTGCCGGAATGCTCCCCGTGGTGGTTGACACCATCTGCGTCTGCCCAACATAAATACCGATATCGTCCGCATAGTACCATTCGTATTGCGTTACACCCGTATCATGCTGAAACAGCTGACGGCTGTCTGCAAGGAATATCTGACCGTCCACAAGGAGTACGAGATATCCTTTCCATTCTGCCATCCGTGCCGCAGAAAGATCGCAGCGCTTCAGATTCAGATCAACATTGCTACTCCGATGCTCGACCGTGCGCTCCAGGTTTACGGTCTGCTTTCCGATTGCCATCAAGCCTTCGGTCGAGAGGAAAACCGGATCGTCCGAAAAGTTGGTTGCAGCGCCGACACAGCCGATTCCGGCAACTCCCTGCGTAGAGGGGTAAACGCGCGGGATGAGGTCATATCCGGTATCCTGCCCGACGTGATACCAACAAGAGCCGTCCTGCTTGGTGTTCTCCTTGCAGATGATCAGCATGGAGGGCGTGGAGATCATCGCCGTATTGCGCTTGTCTCCGACACCGTCATTGAAGTAGTTGTACACCCCAATGTATGCCGGATTGTTTGCGGATGTCAGATCACGCGCGGAATACAGCACCGTGTTCGGCAAATCGGGATTCCCCGTGAAAAAGATTCTTCCGTCAAAGATTGCCGTGACCGTGCATTTCAGCAGGACATTCAGGGCGCTGTCCGCAGTGGATGCATCATAGCTTGCATTTGCGTCATATATGGATGGGTTATTTTGCTTTGATGTTGATAATTTGGTGTGTTCGCCGATTCCGGTAACAGAAAATTCATCTCCGGCTGCAATCGGTTGCTCGGTAAATATGCGGACTTTCTCAATATAACCATCTGTTTCTATCGGTCTGTAGAACCATCCGATAGACTCTATATACTGGTTGTTGTAGAGAATTTCAGCAAAAACATTTACAGATGGGAGCATTTCCTTCTTTGAGATTTCTTTGCATGGTTCAAACAATGTTATGTCGAAGTAAGTGTTTTTTTCGTAGCAATAGGACGTGTCCTCTGTGACTTTTGGATTCACTACGCCGATTTCATAGGACAATGGTAAATTTCCGTATCCGTAAATCTCCATGAAGTCGGTGATGCTATGATTAAAATAAATATTCGGTGCGCTTTTATACAAACCGATTCCGGGAAAAGAATCTGTTTCAAAAGCCACATTCCAATTGTTATACTTTGCCGTAGCATCAGAATTCGTTTTTGTTCCGTAGACATAAATTTCTTTTATGCTTTTGCAACCGACAAATGATTTTGTACTATATACGCCAATTTGGCTCAAGTACAGATGATCTTTTTTGCGAATAGCAATTGTTTCCAATGAGAGACAATCCTTGAAAGCTTCAGAACCAACGGAAACCGATTCCGGTATCACAAGAATTTTGCACGGATATCCGGAAAATCCGTTTACATCGTAAACAGAATATTCTTTTCCGTCAATATCCAATTCTCCCGGAATGATGAGCGTTTCATGCTTTAGCGTGCATCCCGTAATAGAAACCACCGATACGCCGGAAATCTCTTTGATTTCATATGTAAGCCCCTCTGAGCCGACACGGAATGATCCTTCTTCAATTGCTTTTCCGCCGAAAAACACTTTTTCGCGGAATTTGTTCGTCAGAATATTCCGCTGTTCGTACTCCTCGCCATCGATATATGTTGTGGGAACATATGCGCTGGACGTTACGATCACACAGGAGGAATTCCCGTATGTGTAACAGTAATACTGCTTCCCGTCCATGAACCAAAAATTGTTGTTGAAAACGAATCCTGTAATGACTCCGCTTTTCAATCCGGTTGCCACCGGGTTGCCGGCGTTTCCTACGGTCAGATTGTTCCCGTGATTGTCAAATTTGCAAAAGTAAAGGGATGTTCCGCATTTCACCATTACACAGTCCCGATATTCATGTATACTGTAAATTTTCCCTTTGCCCGCCAAAGCGGACAAAACGATGCGATACCCCGGCATGGTTTCAATCGCCTGTCCCTGCTTGGATTCGTAGTCCTTCCACATATTTTTCAGGTAGGAGAACCGATTCTGCGCAACCATCGCGGGAGAGGACGAGAAGTCCACCCCGCGAAAGTCTCCGAGATAGCGGCTGTATTGCGTCCGCGAGGACATTTTCACCTGTGCGTTCGCACCCATTGCTTACCACCCCTTATAGGTATTTCTTCTGAAAAGCGTTCTGCGGTTCGACCGCTCGGTGATATACCGCGCGCGCTCGACTTCCCACAAATTATAGGAGCGAAGCGCAACATCCGGATTGTCATCAAGAAACAGATCGTGCGTGACCAGATACGGAAGAAGCATGACAACATCCTCTGCTACATCCAATTCTACCTTGTCTGCTTGATCCTCGTAATCCTCGATGATAATCTCGCGCGGCGTTTTGCGGTACTCCACAACAATATCCGCGTTTTGCGTTTCGGGAATTGTCAGATCGCTTCCCTCAAATATATATCCGCGGACATCGCAACCATATGCCGTGACAGGAGGCGCATTCACAAAGGAAAGGAAGTCCGATGCATACGCCTTGATGCTGTAGACCAAACGGTTCGGGACAATCCGAGGGATCATATCCGCGCTTGTGTAGGCGGGGCAGGAGAGGGCGAGAAGTTGCCAGACGATCCCGCCCTCTACCGTGATGTGCAGAGAATCGGGAACAGTGCCGAGCAGGTCTTGCAGAAGAACGGTATCTCCGTCCAATTTCCGAACCAATTGCTTTTCTTCGCCGTCCGCACTCCAACGGAATCCGAGAACCGCATTGTCGTGCGAAAGCGTCAGTGCTGTTGCACCGAACACTTCCAGATCAAGCGCCCCCGCGCTGACGGGGTGTCGGACTTCCGCCGCAACCGTAAACCGGTGTAGCATGACAGTTCCCGTGCGGCTGTGGAGGTCATCAAGCATCCGGATTCCCCGATTGATCGATGCAACCACAGCCGCCGAATCGAGGTCTTGATCGATTTCCTCATGTGCGAGGCTTTTGACGGAGCGAATAAGACCTTCGATTGTCATAGTTTCCTCCGTCAGGTGAGTTCTTCGCAGTTGTCGGTATCTGCGGCATCATTCGAGCCGTAGATGGTCAGTGCAACTGCGTGCTTGTAGTTGTTGAAGCCGATACCCCACCGGGCATAGCCGTTCATGATGAGGTTTCTGGTGTGGTTGTCCTCCCACGACTTGATGTCCAGCTTCTTGCGGTCAAGGAACAGGTTACCACCAAGCAGCCGGTTCGCATCACTGGAGATCATGATGATCTCATCCTTGTCGGACATCCACTTTTCGCTCGCAACAATCGTGTAATGACCGAACACGAGGTTGATGTCGTTGTTGTTGCTTCCTGCCGCTCTTTCTGTTCCGACTGCGGTCTTCAGCGCGGACACCAGCTTGATGCGGTTCATCGGGACAAGCAGGATGTCACCGACATAGCCCATCGGAAGCCCGCTTTCGTCTTTCATCAGCGTCAGCTTTGTTGCCATTGCGTTCAGGTACTCCTGAATGTTTCCTGCCGTCACGAGAGAGCCGGAGGACGATGTAGCCTTCACATAAAAGGCGTTGGACTGCGTGTCACCCTTGCCGTTTTTCACACGGTCAGAACCGACACCATAGGTGTGGGACTTGGAGAACAGCGGCTTGCCGTCGTAGGTTGTGGTATCGATTTCGTGACTCAGGTTTCCGGTGACATATTTGAAGCTCTTGTTGCCGTGGGATGCATTCACCAGTGCATTGATACCGAGGTACGAACGGGTTTTGTAGTAGGAAGACGGGATGCTTCTGCCGATGTTCTGAATGTTCGCAGTCAGCCTGCCGCGGCAGTCATCGATCAGCTGACGGGAAACAGAGGTTTCGATCATGAACGGGGCATTGTAGATTGTCTTCTGCCCGGTTTCGTTCGTTCTCTGGTTGCCAGGACCGTTGCCTGCGGCAACATTCTCCATCATGCCGAGCGTGTCTGCGACGGTGAAGGAATCCGCAAAGCCATCGCTCGTTGTCATATGGAATACGGTTTCAAGGTCTTTCTGCGCCTTGCTCGTTGCAAGCGCGTCGCTCTCGCCCTGAATGTACATTTTCAGCGGGGTCATGATCTTACCGATCTTTGCGTCATGAATACCGGTAATGCCCTGACCGTAGTTTTCGGAAAAATTGATGTCAAGTGCCATTTTCTTGATCCTCCTTTGAATTGGTTACGAGCCTGCAACCGCAGAAGCCTTGCAGAGGATTTCCCCTCCGGCTTTCTTGCTGATGACTTCGACGATTTCCACTCCGTACTTCCCAGTTCCCGGAGCAGCGCCGGTCGCTTCGTCTGCGGTTGCGTTGATTGCAGATACAGCTCCCTTTACAAGGGCGGTCTCTGCCGTCAGCGTGGTGCGAAGAATGACATCCTCCGACAGGATAAAGCACGGGATGTGGTGGGTGTCGGATGCCCCTGCGGTGTAATCCTCCGTGCAGAGATGGGTTGCTTTCTTTGAACCGGCAAGCACCGCCTTGCCGGAGGTAATCGCGATCAGCGCGCCTTTTTTGTAGGTCGTGGATGCGGTCACGGGAATGAATTCGGTCTCGGGGTAGTTGATTCTACCGTTCAGGACTTTTTCAATAGTGAACATGGTTCGGTCTCCTTTCGTTATCTTGTGTTTTTTTGCACCTTTCGGTACAGTTCGCGGATTCGTTCCTCGGTGTAATCGGGGAAACTCCTGCGCAACTCGCGCAGTTCCGATGTGTCCGGATCAAAGCGGCTCGACCGAACAGCGGTCGATGTCCCGACAAGGTGGCTCTTGCTCTGTGCCTGCGCCTTCTGCTTTTCCGATTTGGCACTCGGCACTTTGCCGATGACAACCTCGTTGTACGCCTCCAACATCGAACATCCCGAGGACACGATCTTTCTGACAACCGCATCAAATTCGGGAATATCCTTAAGCGCCTTGATTCCTTTCATGCGCTCCGGATAAGCTTTGGCAAGGGTCTCCAAATCCCGCTTGGCGCGGGTGTCGAGGTCGGTTTCCGCCTGTACAGGCTCGTCCGGCTTCGGGTCGGAAATTCCGTTGTCCGATTTGTACTTTGCGACCTTTTCCTCTGCAGTCCCCTCATAGCCGAGGTCGGTCAGCAGACGGTCAATCAGTTCGGCGTTGGCATCCGGCTCTGCAGGGTCTTCCTGCTCATCAGCAGGGGAAGGATCGGTTTCCGGAGCATCCGTAGCGGCATCCGTGTCAGATTCGGATTTCGGATCGTCGGACGCATCGTCCGCATCAGATCCGTCATCATTGTCCCAGTCATCCCACAGATCGCCGTCATCATCGTCATCTGCGCCCCCATCCGCTTCCTGCGCGCTCGCAGCGGTATCCTCCTGCCCGTTTTTGTCCTCCGGCTCTTCCTCCGGATCATTGACGAGGTCTTCCTCCACCTCGTCCTCTGCAGTGGCTGCGGGTACTTCCTCCTGCAAAGGGTCTTTGACTTCATCAGTCTGGTTTGGCATTCTGCTGTCCTCCTTTCCTTGGATCGCGTGCCTTACTTACCGGATCGCAGATCACCGCCGGTTTCGCGCGAGATGGGCTTCGGATCGCCGCCGTTCTGCGGATGCGGGGCTTTGATAATCCCGCCGTTCGTGGTCTGATAAGGGTTCTTACTCATGTCGGTTTCCTCCTTTCCTCTTGGTCATTGAAAAAATTATATCGCATAAAAAACCTGCAAAAAAGCCCGTTTTGGTTCAAATTCGGGGGTGTTTGGTTCAACTTTTCCGGTTTTCTGGTTTTTTCGCCCCAATATACGCAAAAAACAGCGCCCGGAAGTTTCCCTCCGAGCGCCGCTTCTCATGCCGTCTTTTTCGTTGTCCTTCTCTCTACCAGTTTTCCGTTTTTCACATCCAGTTTGAAGATCTCCGCGAGCAATGCCAACTGTTCTTTTGTCAGATTCTTTGCATTGAGAACCCGCAGGAACGCAGAGAGATCGGAGGCGGAATGATATCCAGCGGCGTAGAGTATCAGCGCCTGTTCGTCGGATGTTAATCCCATACCCTTCAATCCCTTCTGAATGGTTGAACGCCAACCGTCCTTCGGAGTTTCCGCATCCTCCTTTGCTTTCAGCCCGGAGAGGTATGCGCGGGCTTTCCCAAATTTGTCCGCCCCCATGATCTCAGACAGGAGTGCCGATTTGTCATCTGTTTCGCCAGTCGCTTGATACTCTGCGTAGGCTCTCCAAGACCGATACAGGCTGCTGATTGCGGAGGCTTTCTGCCCGTCATCAAACGCCTTGTAAGCATCGGATTCTATCAGCTTCTGCACATCCGCATCGGATTTCCCATAGACATTCAGGAAGGTCTTTCGCTGCGCGCGAGTCAAATCGTCCGGAGTTCCGCCCGGCATGACCTTCTTGTCATATCCCGCTTTGTACAGCCGCAGGACTTCATCCAATGTCTCCTGATTGTATGCTCCGGTTTTCTTGCGCCGGAACATGACCTTCGTAATGGCTTCCGCCATCTTATCGTCCCCGCGCTTGACCGCGCGTTGGAGATCTTCCGAATACTTCTCGCCGGAGAAAATGCTGTCATACCCGTACATTGCCGGTTTGCTGAACCGCCGGATCACACCGGTTGTCAGGTTGGTCAGGTTTCGAACCGGAACACCCGCCATATGACCGACGCCGTACAGCGCCTTGCGGGTTGCCCGCGCGACATCTGCTTGCGTCGCGTTATCATTCCCAATCAAAGATGTCATAGCCTTTATACCGTTAACTCCATCGTTGAGCGCATCCAATGTCATATTGGAAACGTCGTAACCCTCCGCGAACACGCTGTAGACATCTCCAACCAGTGGAAACATACCCATCACAGAGTTCAGCGTATTCATGGCAATATTCTTTACCGGCGTTTCATCGTCCTCGTCATCATTGTTGAACAAATATCGCATCCCTTGCGTGATGATAGCCACACCGACACAAACCGCCGCAATGCTTGGGATCGACCTTGCCGCCCGTTTCTTAGCCGCTTTCAGTTCTGCATCTACATTCTGACCGGCTTTTTTTCGCTCTTTTAGGTCAAAATATCCGCGAACATTATCGTACAACGATCCAAGCATGGCTTGACCATCTGACTTAAACTGTGTGAAACCGCGCACAATTACATTATTATGTCTTGCCAAACTGCTTTTCATGGATGGGACATACTGCGATTGCGTTTCTGTTACAACCTTGTCAAACAGCTTTGCGGCGGCACGGCAGTTTTCATCGGAATCAAAGGCAAGCCCCGACTGTTCCGAGGTTTGCAGTTTACAAGCGATCCAAAGCTTATTGATCATAAACTTTTCGGTTATTTCGATTCCTTTTCCAGTGACGGAAATTAACCCACGCACAGAATCTTGCACAGTCCGTGCTTTAATAGCACCACGGTCATAATATCTGCCCTTGATGACGGATGAGTATTTTTCCATTTCCTCATAGCTGGCTTTTCGCGTTTCTTTCGTATTGTTCATGGTTAAACTGCGGGAAAGATACTTCATGTCAATTAGCGATCCAGCTGCAAACATAGACATCGGCGGTAGCATTGCAGTTTTGATATTTCCGGACACAACAGCAGAGGCGTAAAGTCCCTGCGCCTTTTCAATGCCCTTTCCAACAGTGTCCCATACACCTTCTCGGCTCGCCTTCACTCCCTGAATATCACCGAATAGTTTAGTGAAACTATCGCGAAATCCCGGATAAAGTTTCTCCATCAACTCACCGATAGTGGTTTCCGTTTGGCGAATCAGTTTTCCATTTGCATCTCTCTGACCCACTCTTGCATTCAAGACACGCTCGAACGATTGTATTGGTTCATACAGATTTGCGTAGGTTGCCATTGCGACTGCGTGTCTTTCAATAATAGCAGTTACATCATAAATGTCAAGCCGCCCATCTGCGTGTTCAATACGATTTTGGTTGGCAGAGATGTTGTTAACAGTCTCCAGTGTATTCATCATTGCTTTCCGCATATCTCCTACATTCGAGCCGCGTTGTTTCCGGTCACGCAGAATCGGGAAATAATAATCTTCCAAAACATTGGTCGAGCCGATAACGCGCATATCGGTTTCTGTTTTGATTTTGCGTGATGTTTCGTTGAAGAACTGTTCCACGATGGATATAAACCGTTTGTCTGTCTCGTTGAAAGCGTTGTATAGAATTTTGATGTCGTAGTTTTTGATTGCACCCGTCTCGACCAAATTGCCGTTCTTGTCCTCGTAGGTAAACCCGAATGTCTCAAAACCGAGCCGCGCGTGTTCACTTTTCATCGTACAGTACAGGGTGATTGCCTGTGCCTTCGACATCTCAAAGCCCATAAACTTCACAGTATCGCGGGCGAGGGCTTTCTGATACCCCTTGTTCTCCTTGTAGAATTTCTCAAAAGTATCCATAAGGTTCGCTGTCATCGTTCGCGTGTTAAGGTCACCGCGCACAACTTCTTCGTAATACTTGGAAAGAACGCCGTTCGGATCGTGCATCTCCAAATTACGAACAACAACCAACGGAGAAACGGTTTCGCGAAGATACCCGCCGATGAAATTCTTAAGAGGAGCATACCATTTCTTGCCCTTCTTATTCCTGTTTTCCTCAATCCACAACAGATTGTCAACGCCTTGCTGTGCCGTCTCCGTAAGACCAACGCGTTTGCCTTGATAGTACACGGTGTCGTATTCACGGTAAAGGCGGTCTATACCGGACACTACAGTTTGAAGATCAATCACCTGCGCATCTGTGAGGTACTTGTTTTTGACCTTCTTTCCCCTCCGGTAAACTTCCGTATCAATCTGTGTAAGCCGATTCAAAGCATCTCCTACTTCCGGATTGTAATATGTATTTTCGTATTCACCGGTCTTTTTATCAGCTTCACCGTAGATTGCAAGCAGTGGGTTCTTAGGGCTATAAATATCCTGCATCGCCTTTGCAAATGACAGCACAGCAACAGGATTTCGGACATTTCTCGGCTTTGCCAACTTCACAGCCGCGTTGGAAATTTCACGCACACCGGCATCCTGAAACAACTTGTTTGACCGCTTGTCGCGCTTCAAACGCTGTTCCAAGTCGATTCCTGCACGGTACAATTGATACTCGGAGCGGGAACGCTTACGCGATGCATCCAACTTTGCGCGGTTCTTTTCCAACATTTTCGAGATGGATTCCTGTCTGGCTTCCACCTCTTTGCGGTAGGCGGATTTTTCTCCGGTCGTTTCAAACGCTTTCAGGATTTCGTGTGCCATGTCGCTTTTCAGCTTCGTCAGCATTCGCTTGTCCCCGACCGTGTTCAGAAGAACCGATTCGTTCCACTGCTTGATTGCCTGTTTTGCGTTCTGATACTGCCCAAGCAAGTCTGCAAAAATGTCGGATTCCACATCGGACGCGGAATCGACCGTTATACCGCTGTCTTTCAGTTCTGCGAGAATACGGGAAGGCATCATGCCGTCCTCGCTCGACCACGCGCGGAGCAGGGAGGGATATCCCTTGTCAAACATATGCTTAAGATCGGCTTTTTCCGTCTCGGTGAACTTGAACTTTCTGCGATAGGATTCAACTCCCGTAATAATATCCATCATGCGCGCGTATTCCTCGCGCCCAACGCTGTCCAACTCCTCCTGCACCACCGCATGATTCAGAATGTAATCGGCGGCTTGCAGGGCGGTGTTCAGCCTGCCGTTGCCCTGTTCCTTGTTCATCTGCTCAAACAGGAAGTCCATCACCTCCGAACGGGACTTGCCTCGGATTTTTGCGCGGAAGGATATGTTTTCATCGCTCAAAATACCGGATACCAAAGCTGTTACATTGTCGATCGCAATCGCCGCATCGGAGAGGGAGTAGACCTTTCCTTTCGTCCGGTTCGCTACGATCTTCGACATCTGACCGCGGCTGTAGCCTGTGCCGGAATTGAGTTCAAAGCGGACATCGGGGTCGGAGGTCGGATTCTTGTTGTCAATTCGCTTGATCTGCTCCGAACGAAATGCAATGTATTCCTCGCCGCCATTGTTGACACCATCGTAACCGAGGCTTTCAAGATATTCTCTTGCCTTCACTCCGGCATTATTTTGCCCCTGAAACTTGTTCAGCGCCTTATATCCCATAGATTCACTTGCAGGATTCTTGATATTCAGATAGTAAGCGCCGACATTACCCCCATAATCGCCCGCATCGATATCCCGCGGGCTGAAAAATGACCCCTGAATATCCATGTTTGCACGACTCTTTGTTCGGTCAAACCCCGTGAAGTTTTCACTCGTTCCGTGATAGACCACAAGCAGATTTCCGTCATCGTCCAGAATTTTGGAATCTTTGAAATAATCCCGCTGTCCGGCAGAAAGGCTGTTACCATCGGAATCCTTGCGGGAGAGTTCAAACCGAATCTCACCATGTTTGCGGTTTTGGGTGCGCTTTGCGTTCATGGCATTCGATATATCCTGTCTGCCATAGGATACTTCATTAGCCTTTTTTCCTGATTTTACATCTTCTGCAACTGCGCTTGCTTCCGCATCAACATTTACTCCTTCGTGATACCATCCGCCGTAATACCCACCCTTGTTGATGAATTTCTGAAAAGACTTTTTGGCTTCTTCAATGTTGAAAATCGGTTTCAGAGGTACTGTTTGAGATTCGGACTGTCTGGTTTCATTCACCAGTTTCATGTAATTCACATTGTCAAGGAATTTGCTGAATCTTGGCGTCAAGCCCCGCTCTTCGCATATTTCAAGATACCTTGCTTGGTTATTTTGATGTTCAGAGGGATATACCATTTTAGATACTTTTTTCTTTTGTGAATCCGTATGCGCCACAGAGTTGACATAAGCATCCCAAAGGTTTTGATCCGAAACAACATCATTTTGTTCTTCATTGAAAATTGACCAGTTGTAGAATTCCGCGACATCTGCGCCCGTGCGAACCGTGTGGAACGGAATCACAACATCGCTCCATTCCTGAGACAAAGCCCATTTGACACCTTCGACATCGGTTGCAACAACCACGATTCCGACATTCGGATATTGCTTTCTCAGACTGATTGCTTCATCAATATTCGCGCTCTGCTTGGCATCTATAGCGAAAGTTCCATCCGCCATCTTCTTTGCAAAGACGGAAATATTGATATTCATCCCGGTAGATGCAAAAATCTTCGCATAATCCGTGTCTTTTGTGTATGAAAGCCCTTTTAGTCCACGGATTGAAGCATCTGTGATCTGTTGCATATTTTCAACAATAAACGCAGGGGTATAATCGGAAAAGGAGTAGAAGCGCAGACCATAATGCTTGTTCAGGTTGTTTACAACGCGAGGACTCATTCTCAAGATCTCGTCAAAATATGCAACATAAGCCTGCTGCTTTTTTGCCCATGAAGCGCTCTGCGCATAAGCGAGCATTTCACGCATTTGCTCTCCAAATGTTCCCTTGTCTCTTGCAAGCCCGGCACGCTTTGATTCGGTGGCAATGTCCTCTTTTGTCAGAATCTTTGTTCCTTCTTTTGCATACTTTAGAAAGCTGGAATATCGATTCCACATATTGTTCGTATCTTTTCTTCCGCGCAGAAAATCTGCATAAAGTCCCGATTTTGAATCTCTCTTGACATTCGGCATTCCGGCACTTTTATATGCACGAATTGCTTCGTCTCTTTGGTCAATGTAGGTTAAAAGAGCATCATTGTATGACTTTCTGTCCAACGAAACATAGCAATACAAACATTGCGGATCGGTTGCGATATCATATAGCTTTTGCGATACAAGGAAAGACTCCATTTTTGACAGCGGTCTGCCGATTTTTTCGGCAACCATATCAACAAAAGAATTGTATGCAAGCGTTCTGACGCAAATCGTTGTATTTTCGACAGATACATCATATGACCCATTTTTGATAAGCGTTTTTCCACGCGATGTATCATCCGGCAAAATGTCCTTGTGTTTAATCATATCCGCAACCATCGTTGCAACATCATTCTGTGCCTGCTTCAATTCTGTGGATGTGATCTTTTGAGGATGCGTATCGAGGTATCTTCTTTGACCTTCTGCAATATCGCCGGAGTATTGCAGAGAAAAACGAATATCTCCGAAATCACTTGATTTCCGTCTGAATTCGGAAGTCTCCGCCGTTTTTCCGATTTCAAAAGCATTATTTGCTATGTCATCATTTGCGGCAGAGTTGGAGCCAAAGAGCAGGCTTGCGATTTCGCTGTTTCCCTTGCTGTTCCGAACCGCATCCTCGATTTTACGGAAATAGCCCTCGAGCGCCCGTGCGGTTTCCATGTCGCGCAAATGAACATCATTGATCCACCGACCGATTGCACGGAAGGTGCGCAGAACCAACTTTTGGTTGCTCCGTGCAACTCGCGTCAGAAATCCGCGCCGATACAGGAATTCCGCTCCGAAATTCGCGGTTGCTTCCTCGCGCATCATCAGGTCAAAGGCTTTCGCTGCCTTTTCGCTCGCAAAGCTGCGGGTGACCGTTCCGTCCTCGTTCTTCGTCAGGATCAGCCCCTCGCGCCCGGCTTTCGCGCAGGCATCGAAATATTCATCCCGTCTTTCCCGGACATAATTGTCAAACGCGCCATCTTCCAACATTCCGGATGTCACATCCATAACGGCTTTCATGTTGGTGTATTGGTCGTGCATCATATCGTGCATGAACTCATGCAAAAATGTCTGCTCCAACGGGGACTGAATATCCGGATTCAGCAGGATCAGGCGGCGTTGGCTTCCGTCCTTGAACACCGTCCATGTGCCGTTCTGCGAGATGGACTTCGTGAAACGAATATCCAAGCCGGAGCGCGCTGTCATGGCGATTGCAATCTTTTTGACCGTCTTTGCGTCCACGCCGTTTGCTTCCGCAGACTTCACCATGCGGGAGACCGCAACACGGTCGCGGTATGCCATCGTGTTGAAGCCCTTTATCATCTTGTTCAACTTCTTTTCGGTCGCAGAATTGATCTCGGATTTCTGTCGCGGCTTTTCCTGTGACTTTTTCTCCGCGCTTTCCCGCTCCTGTGCGGCGCTCTCTCCTTCGACGGTCGTTTTCCCGTCCGCGCCTGTCTGCGTCTCCTGATCTGTCTGCGTGGCTTTCTGCGCTTCGTATTGAACCGCTCCCTCTTTCGCCTGTTCAAAATACTGTCGCATTTCCTCCGCGGGAACATTGGTCTTGTCCCACACACCGCCGTTCGCGTCCTGCTTTGCGGACTTATCGTTGATGGCATAATTGTATGTGCCGTCCGAATTCTTCTTGATGGAAAGGTACATCCTGTCGATGATATGGACATTCTGAACGCTCTTTCCGCCATCAAACGATGTCTGCGTAATCTCCGTTGCCTGTGCCGTCTGTTGCGCTTCCTGTGCGGCGGTTGCGTTCCGGTCAAGCTGATTCTTCAGCTCCTGCTTTGCGGCATCTCCGGTCATGGAGAAACGGGTTTCTCCCGTGCTTTCGCTTGTATTTCCGCCCTCGGTTGTGCGGGTAAAATCCCGCACCTCTGCTTCGGCTACCAGATCGGAATCCACGGTCAGAACACCGTTGACCCAGTCCCGGATTGCCATCTGCGTGGTGATGTTGTCCCGGTTTGCAAGAAGATCCCGCGTTGTGACTTTCTCATTGGTGTAATACGATGCCAACTGCGCATACTTCTCCAATGTCTGCGCGTCCGCTTTCATAATGTTCGCATAGGCTTGCATGACCCCGATATTCTTTTCGATATAGGCGGTAAACATCTGCATTTGCCCCAGAGCCACGCGGGATGCAAAATTGGTCTTGTCCTTTTGCGCGTTGTAGCTTTCAACGCTTTCTTTCAGCATATCCACAACTCCGGCGGGGTCTTGGAAATTCTCCGCTGTCTTTGCTTCCTCCAACACAACTTCCGCTGTCCTGACCATCTGCCGTGCGTTGCCGGACTCGTTGATGTGATATCCTCTGGATGCTGCCGCCGCGCGGTTGATGACCATAGAAGAACCAGACATCATTGCACCGGATGCAAATCCGACCATACCGGAATAAATCGCCTGACCGAGCGTTGTGGACGCTTCGGGGTCAACCCCGGTTAAGCGGCTGATGCCGACATCCCAGAAGTCTCCGAGGAATTCCTCTACAAACTCACCGGAGGATTCTTTCAAAAGGTCTTTGAGAACCGCATTGGATGCAACCGCTTTGAGGAATCCTTTCTTTGCCGTCTGCGTTGCGGTGGTTTCCACGGCGTTCTTTGTCAGGTTTCCAGTGACACCTGCGCCGATACGCCCGACCGCCTTGAATGTCGCGCCGCTGATGACCTCCATCAGCATTTCACCGCCCGCAGACAGCCCGCCGTAGGCGTATTCCTTGAATCCAAGCTGTCCTGTTTTGTTGACAGCTTCACCGACGGAGTTTCCGAAAATACCCGTGCCGAATACAACCGTCCCTGCGCCGGGCGCAACGAGGTTGAGCAGGAATACGGAGGACTGCCCGACACCCGCTCCGGCATCCGCAAAGAACTGCGTTACCTTGCCGGGGGAATATCGATCCGCCATATCCGACTGCCATTCCCCGATGTAGGACTTTTTCGCATAGTACCGCGCAAGACGGTCATCTCCGGCGAGTTTCGCCACGCCGGAGGACGCAAGCCGCCCGATGCCCTCAAACACGCCGCCAAAGCCTGCGGCGGTGTTGCCGCCGATGTATGCTATGTTGCCACCGGCAGATAATTTTGATCGACTGGTCTTTTTTGAGGAAATTCCGTCCATTGGGGCGTTTTTTTTGCTGGACGAACTATATTCGAACTTATAATCCGAAATTGCCATAATATCTCCTTGACATAATTAAGTTTTTGTGATACAATAGGAAACAGAACCGATAAAAAACACACTCGGAGGAAATATGTATTTGTTCCAATACTTTATCGGCACGAAAGCCGCTTTTGTAAGCGAAACAGGAAACAGCGGAATATCATCACGTCATTTTGAAAAACCAAAAAGCGAATTCAACCTTTTCATCGAGCAATACTGGTGGGTATTTATGATTTTACTTCTCATATTGCTTACAATTGCCATTGGAATCACATACATGAAAAGGAATTCCAAAACCAACTCCGTAACCATTCATTTGGTAGGGAGAGAGGATCTTTCGGTTTCCCGTGGTTCAAAGCCGATTCTTCCCATGCAGAGCAAACCCGGATATGCTTTTCGTGGCTGGTTTCTTGATTCTGCGTGCACGATTCCGTTTGATTCCCGAAAACCAATAAAAAGAGACTTGATTTTATACCCGAAATGGGAGAAAGAGGTTGGCTGATGCCAGCCTCTTATTTCATTCTTGCTTTTCTCGATCTCAAGGTAATCGGGTTGTTGTATTTTTGATAGAGCATATTGTAAAGATGTGTCAACTGCTCTTCAGTAAGCCCATCGGACGAAAAGGACATCAAACGTTTTACCGGTTGCCACTCACCACCACGCGAAATAACAAGCGTTTTTCCTTCATTCCCTGTTCTGCCGGATGCCGAGATCGTACCTTTTTCTGTCGTTGTTTTCGGATAAGATTTAAATATGTTTGTTCCGAGAACCATCTTCACTTGCGTCTTTTTCCCTCCGATGTCAACCGTCAGAATGTGTCCATTGCCGGACTTGTATTCATAGGACACGTTACCAAGAATATCATCGGAAATGTCTGTCAACCGTTTGTTGTACATATTGGTCGGCATTCCGAGTTCTTGATAGTTTGCCAAAATGTTCAACACCTCGCTGTAGTTTCCTTCCGCCATATTATTCAGGTTGGTTTTCAAAATATCGAGTTTCTGATCATCCGTAATATCAGAAGATATTACCTTCTTCGTGAATGCAGAAGCCTTTTCGGAATCGCTCATGCTGTCCCATCCTTCGATTGTTGAGCCGATTTTGGCTTCGGTTACACCATCCGTCAGCGCCTTCTTGAAGAGTTCATAGCTGTCACCCTGCGCCGTGGTATAGGTCTTATCCAACCGACCAAGAACATCATCCACGGTTGTTTCATCATAGCCGGAATTGAGAAGCTGTTGCCGCAGGGAGTTCTTCGTTGCGGGGTCATAGGCAAAGTTTTCGTTCGAGACAAGGGTATTGTAGAGGTCGGACGCGTTGCCCTTGCTTGCACTCTCATAGGACGCTGCCGCAAGCCCAATACGCTCGGATGCCGCATCGTCAAAGCCGAGCGCCTTAGCATACCGTTTGGCTTGCTCTGCGGTCATTCCTGCCTGCAGAACATATTCTTTCAACGCTTGCTCCTTGCTTTCTTCCTCTTTCGCCTTGACGGTTGTATAGTAGGCTTCGCTTGCATTTCCGATGCTCTCCGAAACCGTATCGTCAAAGCCAAGCGACTTGGCATATTGCTTTGCCTGTTCTCCGTTCATGCCCATCTGTGTGGTATACTCCAGAACCGACATCATCTTGCTCTGCTGTTGTGCGTCATAGGCTTGGAGGTACTGCGCGTAGCCGAGGCGGTTGCTCTGATCGGTTGCCGCTTTGGTCGCGTCCGCTTGCAGAATCGCGTTCTGCTTTGCCGCGTATGCCGCGTTGTTGGAAGCGTCACTGTATCCGGTGTTCGACAGCCCGGAGCGCGCCAGTTGTTCTCCCTTTTGCCCATAGTTTGCGAGCGATCGCTCATAAGCCGCGTTTGCCTGTGCCACGCTTGCATCGCGAACCTTTTGGGAATCCTGCGGGGTCTGACCGATGGAAGCGAGGTACTCCGCATACGAATTGTATCCGCTGAATCTGCCGTTCGTCAGATAGTTGCCGTATTTCAGATCCTGCGAGACCTTTCCGTCCGTCAGATAATCCGCATAGGCGAGATCGGATTGTTCCTTTGCCGCCTGCTGACGGTAATAGTTGTTCAGTTGCTCCATTGCGGACTGATTGTCCGTTCCTTTTGCAACCGCCGCAACGCCGCCCTTTGGAGACGCGTCTACGGTGGCGTTACCGGACAGTGTATCCAATACCTTATTGGGGTCTTTTGTGACTGTACCCTTTACATAGTTAGCCATTTGCTCCTACCTCCTGCTTTTTCTCTGCTTTGTTTTCGGTTTTTGCCGCGAAAATTGTCGAATTTTGCCGCGATTCTGCCGCAGTTTGTTCCTGCGCGACCTGTGCGTTCTGCATATCCGTCACCAGTCTGCGGAAATGTGCAACCATGATCTGCGCGTTCGGGCGGTGCGCTTTCTCCTGCAAGCGCCAGTACAGGAGCATTGTGGTCGGGTCTGCGGGGTTGCCCATCGCGCCGGAGGAAAGGTCATTGGCATTCAATTGCCACATCATATCCCGCTGTTGCTCCAGAGAACCGTTTGCCTCCACCGCAAAGGTGTAATCGTCATTGTAGTACCACTCTCCGTGGATGGAATCAAACTCCAAGAAGGAATACCGCGAGAACACATCCACCTGCGCGTCTCCCTCGTCATCGGTATACGGCACATTGCGCGGTTCGTCCGCATAGGCAAGGTACAGCTCAAACATGGCTTGGTCAATATCCGCATAGGCGGCATATTTCTCCACCCGTTTGGATTCCAACCGCCCGGAGGACTGCAACACCTGTTGCTGTTTTGCAACGCCGCTCTGCGCGGTATTGTCCCGCTCTCCGACATAGCTGTCCGTGATGCCGATATTCCGCTTTGCCATTTCATACTGCCGCTCCGACTGTTGCATATCCTGTTGAATTGACATTTCACAAGTGATGCTCCCGATGCAGTCCCGCGCGATCTGTCCCTCCGGCACTTCAAGCGATTGGTCGAAGATCCCGTTTGAAATGGTAGTTGATACACCCTTTCTGTGATACTCGATTGCGCCGGAACGCATCAGCTTTTCGTGAATGCGGCTCTCCAGTTTGTTTATTTCCTGCTGCTGCGGGCGGATGACCTCGCAGTCACTCTGACCGTACAGGCTTTTCGGGATGGACACATTGCGGCGGCAGATCACGGGTAGGCGCTTGGGCTTGTAGTAGGGCAGTCTCGTGGGAGCGGTTTTGGGGCGAAGGACTTTGTGCATCTGCGGGATGATTGCGCCCGTTGCCGTCCGTTGCATCACAGGCTCTCCCGTTTCATCGAGAACCGGCTCGTCCGCCTCTTCCATCACAGGCTCTCCGTCCTTGTAGACCGGGCTGAATGCTGGAATCTTCTTCTGTACCCGTTGCTTGATGACCGCTCCCGTGGAGGTCATCACATCCTCGTATGCGTAATCGGGGAGGATAATATCCTCGGTCAGTTCCTCGTAATCCTCGTCCTGCATCTCGTAATCGGGATCGGAGCATGGGTTCTCTTCGCACAATTCCTTCCGCTTGCCGCAACAACGGCAGATGTACTTCTTCCGCGCGTAGTAGTCATCCACATCCTGCAATTCGGTGTCTCCGCTCCAGACATACTTGCATACTGCGCCGCTTTCGTTCCGCCAGAAGCAGGTGTACACCGTCACCACATTGTACTGCTCCAAGCCAACATCGTCATCCTCTGGATCGATGTCGGATTCCTCCGCAACACGGAGCGGGACACCGTATGTCCGCATGATGTCCTCCCGCGTCATACGGGAGCGGATGAAGATGTATTCCATTTCGTTGACATCGTAAATACCCGGCTGCGGGATGATGTCGGACGGGTCGATGATCGAGACCTTGCCCTCGCCGACCGTGAAGTGCGTTCGGACGCTATTGTCGAACTCCACCAGATAAAAGGTCGCGCCGAGGGTCGGAGCGTAGAACTCGTCGGTGTTGTTCAACCGTTCAAACGGCAGCTTGTCCCGGAGCATATTCAGAAGCCGCTCAGTCGCTTTGGCGTTCCGATCGGTGTGCTGAAGCGATATGCGGGGCGTGACCTTAGGCGCAGGTATCCGCATATCTTTCTGGCTCTCAATCAGTTCGCGGGTGATATTGCGGACAACGATTGCGTCATCCGGAAGTTCCGAAGAATCATCCACCGGATCGATCTTCTTTGAACCGTTGTATTGCTCGATATTTCTTTTGTTGAGTGTCATCTGCCGCTCATAGTCGGGATGCGTTTTTGCATCCTGCATCAGCTTCTCAAAGAACTCGCGTTTATTCCCATCAATTCTCATTGGATATCCTCCTTAAAAGTATCTGTAGCCTGTGGGCGCTCCGCCCATCATTTTTTCCATAGCGACACGGACATCGGCAGAAGCCCGACACCAATCGTCGTACATATCCTTTGTCCACAGCCGCTCCTCCCGTTCTTCGCGCTCCGGTGCGGCGGAAGTCCACGCGATCATTCCGTACCGTAGGCTGTCGCAAATGTGCGTGATGTCGTGCGGTTCAGTCATGCAGTCGGTCGGATGCTTCGGGTCGATCTGGAGTAGGGGAAGATCGTGGATCAGTCTGCGGCAGTTCCGGAAGATCTGCATCTTCGGCAGTCCGTCCGGCTGAATCCGCAGAACCGATTTGACGGAAAGCCACCCCGCCTCACGGTCATTAGATGCCTCTACGAGCGGAAGCCCCGCCGCGCGGAACAGATCAGCTTTTGTCTTGCCTGTCTCCTGCGTTCGGGAACGGATAATATCGGGTGGTGCCCATGTTGCCGCAATCTCTTCGCCGCTCTCCGTGTACTCCAAGGCTTTGCCCGCCGCGTCCTCAATTGTCAGATTCGGGGAGCAGAACTCTTTGTAGATGTAAACCCTCCCGTCGGGGGAGATTGCAAACCACAGCATGGCGAACATATCCAATCCGTAGTCCAGACAGCGGTATTTCTTCCAATGTGCCGGGATGGCAAACGGCTCGATGACATGGATCGCCGGGTCGAACTCGGTGAAATACTGCCCCTCGATGACATCCCATCGCCCCTCCAGGAGCGTCTGCCGCAGAATCTCCGGAAGGGTCTCCATGCTTTTCAGGTATTCTGGGTCGTTCTCCATCAGATAGGCGTTTTCCGTCAGCTTGGCGGGGATGAACATCCTGCGCCGACCGTCCTTGCCCACAAACGGCGTCTCCGGCTCTGCGGGGTCAACAAAGTTTTCCTTTACCCATGCGTGCCCAACATTGCCGGGGTTCGTGGAGAGAGCGAGAAATCGCGGTGCAGGGAAGCGACCGCGAACGCGGGAACGGAGATAGACAAACTGGTCATAGGTGAAGTGTGTCGCTTCGTCCAACCGGATCACATCGAATTCCGCGCCCTGATATTGGAATACATCGTTCTCATTTGCGCAGTATCCGAACCGGATGGTTGACCCGTTCCAAAGCGTTCCGACATGCTTGGAAGAATTGTACCGATACCACGGTTCACCCGGAAAGTGCTTGAAATGCTCCTTGATGAGAGAACCTTCCAGTTCCACGAATGTCCGCCGCAACATCAGCTGTGTAGAGCCGGGGTAATCAATGGCATAGAGCAGAGCCGCAATGCACTGTGCCGCGCTCTTGCCGCCGCCTGCCGCCCCTCCGTACATGATCTCATCCACACCGCGCTCGAATACGAACTTCTCCTGCTTCGGGAGCAGTTCAATGTGTAGCTTCGGTTCTTCGCGCTTTCGTTTCTGCCCGGCAACCTTCTTTGCCTTCGCATACTCCCGCCGATTCAGTCCGGCAATTACGAACTTTGCATATTCCTCTCCGGTCATTTCTTTTCCTCTTTCCTGCTGACGATAACATTCAGCGTTCCTCCGCCGGAATTCAACTCCACATTGGCTTTCTCGTCCTTTTCCCTGTACCCGTGATTTGCCGCAAGCAGGAACTTTGCAAAACTCGGATCGAATACCCGTGTCAGCCCTCCATTGATCAGCATCCGCTCCTGTATCCGCATGGCTTCCACAAAAGCCGTTGCAAAGTCATCATGCTCTCTGACCCAAGCGCAACAGGCATCGGTATATGTCCCAATGCTTTGAGCGAACCGTTGCAGTGTCGGTACGCCCGCTTCCTCTCCCTCCGAATAATGCCTGAAGAACTCCAACAGCTTCCCGGCATACTCCGGCTTGTAATCTGACTTTGCCCTGACCACATTCCGAGACCCCTTTGGTCTCCCCATGCTCTCACATCCTTTCACGCGCGTAATGATCGAAAAATACTCTGTTTTTATTATTTTACAGGGATAACAGGCATAAAAAAAGCCCCGATTGGTTCAAAATCGGGGGTAAATGGTTCAACTTTTCGTATTTTCGGAGTATTTCACGGAAAAAGAAAAAGGACACCGAAACAGGTGTCCTTCAATCGCGGTTTTGAATTTTCGATGTAACAAAAAATGTAACAAAACGGGTCAAAATCGGTGTAAATCGGTGTAACACAGAAGCAGAGAACCACAATATCTTGTTGTGCAAGCGCGCATTATTAGCAAGATATTGTGGTTTCTGGATATTGGTGGAAGTGATGGGAATCGAACCCATGTCCGAAAACCCCTTGACACAACTTTCTTCGTGGACAGTCTGTTTTTTATTCTTCCCGTTCGGAGACGCGAGCAGACACGCTTTTCCTCACGGTAGCACCTTTTTTCCTGATCGGTTCAGGCGCGACCGCCGATGCAGGTTCACCGCTCATTTGACGCTCGGTCCCAAGCCGCGGTACTCTTGGGAGGAACGGGTGACCCGCAGGTCACGGCACTGCTTGAATTTTACGCTTTCGCGTAAAACTCAGGCAGCCATAGCAACAGTATTGTTGTCGTTTATTATTTGTTTTGGGCAGTTTTCGAGTTTACCCGGCTCGCCACGCTTATCATGCCTCAGAATCCCCGTCGAAACCTTTACACCCCCATGCTTTCATTCTTTGACCGGTTCTCCCGATCCTATTCCATTATACACCCTTTTTCCCGCTTTGTCAAGAGAAATTTGTCAAGAGAAAAGCGCGGGAAAATAG